TTCGACATTGCAAAAGAGAAAGGCGCAGAGTTCGAGAACATCGAAGACGGCGGCGGTTTCCTGTCGGACCTCAGTTCCGTCTGGGAGGCTATCATCTCGTCGAGTGCAGTCTGGGAAGCTATCACCTCCTGCATCGCGGTCTGTGAGGCTGCTATATCATCCATACCGCCGGCTACGCCAGTGTTAATACCTGCAAAGGCATCAAGTGTTCCGGCGTAAAGATTTGAGAGGTGGAATGTCGAATCTGCTGTTGGTGAATCACGCACCTCCTGCATCGTGGTCTGTGATGCTATCACCTCTTGCATCGCCGTCTGGGAGGCCGCTACCTCCTGCATCGCCGTCTGGGAGGCTATCACCTCGTCGCGTGCCGTCTGGGAGGCCGCTACTTCCTGCATCGCCGTCTGTGAGGCTGCTACCTCCTGCATCGCCGTCTGGGAAGCCGCCACCTCCTGCATCGCCGTCTGGGAGGCTATCATCTCGTCGAGTGCAGTCTGGGAAGCTATCACCTCCTGCATCGCCGTCAGAGAGGCCGCCGCAGCAGCAGACGCCTTCTGACTGCGCGCAAGTATCTTCGACGACTCCTGCCGTGCCGCGATAGCTTGCATCAACCCCTGGTCTGCCGCGACCGCGTCGAGGTCAGCAAAGTTCGCAGGGTCGAATCCTTCTCGACGGCAAAGAAGCTTGCGGATTGCGCTTTCTTCGGTGTTAAGTGTCTCTATAGCATCAACATCTTCAGACACCTTGTCTATAAGCGCGTTGTCTCCGGTCAGCAGGTCCTCTGCCGTAGCATCACCTGCAATGCCACCAAAGAAATTCTGCACCGCCTGTTGATCTGCATTATCAACAATATTATCTATAGCACTTTGCTTATCTGCGGCTTGTCTTCTTGCGGTTGTATCATCAGCTATTGCTTGTAGGACAGTTCTTTGAGATGCAGTATTGACATTCTGTGTCAAATTTGCAATAGGTGTTGTTGGACTTTCAACAGTGATTGTGATAGAATCTGTCAAATCATACGCATTGTGATTTGCATCTCCTGCCTGTAGAACAACAGTGTTACTTCCTGTCGGTAGCGTGATGCTTGCTGTCGTTTCTCCATCCCCATAATGATAATATCCGTTTTGTGGATCATTTGGAATAGACTGACCTGCAGATAGCGCGGACTGATTAATCAAGATATGAAAATGACCCGCGCCGTCTTGTGCACCGTTCGATGCAGGTTCAATTGTGAAGTCAGTCGCCTGCATATTAAATGTAACAGGATTCTCAACCGTGGCAGCATCGCTCGGTGTAGTAAACGAAACAGAACCCGTGTTAGGCGTGTAATCTATAGATGGAGACGAGGGCGTTGTTGCAGTGACTGCGATAGAATCAGTTAGATCATATGCCCGGTGGTTTGCATCACCAGCTTGAAGAACAACGGTATTACTTCCGCTTGTTGGAAGTGTAATGTCTGCAGTCGTTTCACCACCGCCATAATGATAATACCCGTTTGCAGGATCATTCGGTATCACTTCGCCTGGATTAAGTGGAGACTGATTAACTAAGATATGAAAGTGTCCCGCGCCATCTTGGACACCATTCGATGCTGCTTCAATTGTGAATCCAGTGGCTTGCATATCGAACGTCACTGGATTCTCTTCTGTAGAATTATCTGCCGGTGACGTGAATGACACAGATCCTGAAGATGGTGTATAATCTACAGTAGTCGGGGAAATGATAGTTCCAGCCATGTTACCTGTGTGAATTGTACAGCGGTATGTTTCGAGAACATTTGAAAGCGGCTGTGTCAATGTGAACGCAACGGTCGATCCATTATCAACCCAATTCACTGATCCATCACTTTCATATGATCCGCTACCACTTTGGCTTAGAAGAACATTATCATTTGAATCCAAAAATTCAAGTGGGTGATTTGAATATCCGTTATTCGTTATCTCATATCGTGTTCCCACATTGCTCAATGAAATATCAGGATTGTTTACTCCTGTGGGGGCGCTGACATATGTTCCGCTTGTGGATGTTACTTCCCATGCGCTACTACTGACATTATCTAGTGTTAGTGTATCTACCATATTATCTACCTTCAGACCTCATAACTTGTAAACGCTTGTGTTGCATCCGTCGATGCAGCAATTGCATCAAACACAAACGTTTCTTTTGCATTATTTAACTGTGCTGCATTATTGAACATTGCCTCCGGATATTCTGTAAAAATATCTAAGTTTGGTTGAGTCAATGATGTTAAGTCACTATCTGAAAACTCATTTTGTAGGGTGGAAAGCCCGCTAGAAAACTCCAAAATTCTAATACTTGCTAATGCGCGTTCAGCACTTGTTTGTGCATTATTCAATAACAAAGATTTTCGAGCAGCGTCATTTGCAATAAATCCTGTGGATACACCCTTTGCGAATTTTTCACGGGTAAGATTCGGGTGGAATGCAATATCAGACGGTGATCCAGTTGTTCGAACCCCGCCAACCTCAACTTCAATTGTTGCTCCTGTGTCAACAAGTGCAAGAAACTCACCAAGATTTTGTCTTGTATTATTTTCTAGTGCAGTTGCTTCTTCAGCAACACTTCCGATAGCAGCAGCACCGACCGCAAGAGAGGTGTTGTTTGGGAACACAACCTCAAACCCGCTGTCGCCGTTCCCAGTAAATTTCAGTTCTTCACCGTTCGACCCAAGCACAGCTTCTGCAGCAAGACCACTTCCTGCACCATCGTTACCTGCGTGAAATGCGGCATTACCTGCAATGGTTGTTCCAGATGCAAGCGTCGCGCCGGTCTCAATATCATCTGGAATCACACTGTGCGCTGTATCATAGTGATCATGGATCGCTGAAAGCAACTCGTCATATGTCGCATCAGCATCAAATGAACCATGACGGTCTCCTGCCGTTGCATGTGTGACTTCCGTATCATATGTTGCTTCGTTCACACACTGGGCGCACACAACACGTCGCTGTCGTCCAGCAAGGTCATCGAAGTGCATATATCCGTATGCGCCTTGCAATTCCTCGAACTCGATAATTCCAACGAAATGTTTATTCGGTGTGACAATCTGTACAATCGGATCCACGAGGTCAGCAATAAGGTTGTGGAAGACCTTGTGGACAAGCGTGATGTCGAGGTCAAGTTCATTTGAAACGGCTGTCGCCGCATCTCCTCGCTCAAATACCTCGCCTTCTCTCTCATGGAACCAATCAGCAACATCGCGGAGATACCGCTGAATATCGTGCTGTGTCTTCTCTGCTTCTTGAACAATACTATCTACGTCGTGTGTCATAATGATGCATTCTCTGTGAGTGTTCCTGCAATATCTAGATTTCCTGTGCTTTGATCGGCGAATAATGCGCCTTGGATTGTGAAATCGCCAGTCATTGTATCACCTGCGACTGCAACAAAGTCATCAGCGTTGTTCCCATCAACTGTGTCCGCGTCACCGGAGATATTCACAGATAGGGTTGTTTCTGCATTGACTGCATTCACAGCCTCTGTGTCTGTGTACTTTGTGTGGTGATCATCTGTTGAGATGTCCGCAAGATTATCGTGACTGATCGCAGACTCATCCACATCAAGTGTATCACCAGACTTTGTCATCGCGTTCCCAGCGGTGATCTGCCCAGCGCCGCTGAACTGTGTAAACGTCAGCGCATCACTCCCCACAGTCAATGGATCATCGCTCACCAAGACATACCCGCGATCAGAGGATGCCGTTCCTTGCTCAACGAACAAGAACATACCAGCGTCAACCTCGGTGTCTGTGTCGGCATCTGCAGACCGCGACCATGTTGTTGGATCAGAAGCCGTTGTCGCGACGTAGACGCCGTTCTCAGACGGGGTGTTCTGATCCTTGAGCAACACCCTATCTCCATCTGTAAGCGTCACACCGTCGATCTGACCGGGGTCTGAAGACGACGTGAGGTCGATGTCTGATCCGTCAGTTGCCGCAACGACAGATTCCTTGATGTCGAGGCTCTGTGCGATTGAATCAACGTATTCCTTTGGAGCGGCGTCACTTGCTGCAGATGGTGTTGGGAGATTTGTAACAACATTGGAATCCATGTCGAGGTCGCCAGACATCGTGTCGCCGGCGGCATCAACAAACGTGGTATCTACATATGTTTTATTTGCAGCATCCTTCGGGTTTACTGGATTATTGACGTTTGTGATGTTATTCGCACCCATCTGTAGATCCCCGGACATCGTATCTCCGGAGACATCAACAAACGTTGTATCTGCATATGTCTTTGTCACTGCATCCTGTGGGCTTGTGGGATCTGCAACATCACTGATGAGATTCGAACCCATGTCAAGATCACCAGACATTGTATCTCCAGCAATATCAACAAACGTGGTATCCGTGTAGTTCTTGGTTGCAGCGTCTTGTGCAACTGTTGGGTCTGCAACATTCGCAACTGTATTCGATCCCATATCGAGGTCGCCAGACATTGTGTCTCCTGATAGAAGCACAAAGTCATCATCGATAGAAATCGTTGTTGTCGAATCGCCGTCGTCAGATGCAGTGATGTGTGACGTGAAATCAAGATCAGTGACACGTGTGATGATCTGTGAGCCGTCGTCAGAGACGCTGGTGGCAAGCTCAGACGCTTGGATGTTGTCAACGGTGTCTGCATCAAGGTTGGATCCCGGACCTTGTGACAGCGACACTGTTGCCGTATCGTCGCCGTCGTCAGAGGCGTTGATATTCGATGCGAAGTTGATGTCTGCTACATCAGTAGCGACGGTTGTGCCGTCGTTTGAAATATCGACAGCAATGTCGCTTGCTTCTTTCCCGTCAACTGTGTCTGCATCGAGTCCAGATCCACTTCCCTGTTCCACTCGATCTTGTGGGATCTGATCAAACGATCTTTCATCTGTGACGCCAGTGACACCACTGTTGTTCGTATTGAATGTCCACAGCGGTATCTTTTGATCAGCGTTTCCGCTCGCATCTTCAAACGCTCCATCAAGACCGACGATGACATCATCTGCCCCGTCTTTGTTCCATCCAACATACACCGTTTGATTACTTGTGTTCGATTGTAGTGTAACAGTTGTCTGTGTATCGATCGCCAACCACGAACCGAATACAAACGCTTCACCGCCAGAGATGACAACATTTAACGAGGATGCGTTTGAGTTCTCGTCAAATGCATTAAGAGCATTCTCGTTAATGTCAAGGTCCTGGACCGACATCTCGGTAGGAGATCCTGCAGCAGAAATATATCCGTCCGGGTTTCCCCCATATGCGATAGCACCAGCTGTCTTAAATGCTTCGGCCGCTCTGTTAATGGATGGATTTGCTTTTTCAGTCATATTTATGATTTAATATGTTTCCAGTTTTTTGCTGAATTGCGGAATCTGATGTGCTACTCATGGGAAAATCACCACATCGATGGGTTTTTGTTTAAATACATGATTACGGTTTGTAATATACTCCGTAAGAAGAGGCTGAATTATTATTATTAACCCAAGAAAACGCCACTTCGAGCTTTATCACGTCTTTAGCCGGCGGTAAACTGATAGGTTCTATTCTTCCAAAACTTGCGCTCGGCCAAATAACCCCAATATTGTCATTTAAATCAAAATTTACATCTAATACCGTGCTATCAGAAAATGTGTATCTGAATCCTGAATTTGCGGATCCGTTTACAAAACCACCATAAATTTCCGCGGCTGCACCATCATGAACCGTCTTATTTATTGTAGAATTGGGCTGGCCGTAATATTCGTCGTGGTCAAATATAACACCAGTTGCAGAATTTAGTACCGGTCCAACGCTCGGTGGGTCAATGAATTGAAGGTTCCCCAAACCGTCCGAACTCAACAATTCACCAGTTGAAGCTACCGAAGCTTCGGCCCCGTTAATTTCATCTATCGTAATCTTTCTATCCGCAGTATTGTCTGTTTCACTCGTATCTATTGGATCATATCCCATTATATTACACCATGTAGTAATCTGTGCCATCGCTCACAAAGTCCCTCGACGAATATTGCGAACTGATGTCAATTGTTGTTTGTCCGTCTATCGTTTCTGCTCCAGGGGTTGCAACTGTGACGGTGTTAGTAGAGCTATCGGTCTTCTTCACTGTCACCACAGTCTCTGATGATGCTGCTGGAAGCGTCACAGTAAACCCGCCACCACTTGTGTCTGCAAGCACAAGATCGCCCTGTGACGCGGTATATGTTCCCGTCTGTGTAGATATATTCGTGTAAATACGAGCGATGTCAGTTGCGTTTAACCCGTCAACTGTATCGGCATCGCCAGATATATCTACAGTGAGGGTTGTCTCGCTATTCACAGCAGATACAGCTTCTGCATCAGTGTACTTTGTGTGATGATCATCCGAAGAAATGTTTGCAAGATCCGCGTGATCTAATGTTTGTACAGATGCTTTTGGAATATAGCTGTTTGCAGCGTCCCAGATGATTGTCGCTCCGTCTGTAATATTTCCCTGTGTATCTAGGCCACCGCTGAAATCAATAGCAGATGTGAACGTAAAATCAAATGTTTCATCAATCGCTAGGTTATCAGATCCATCATCGAGTAAGCCATCACCCGCAAAGTCTGCTGGTTCTATGTTTAAGGTATTTCCAGAACGCTTGATACCATCGCCAGCATCGATAGATCCAGCACCACTGAATTGCGTAAATGAAAGTGATGTTGTTCCAAGTGTGATGGGATCATTTGTGGTGAGCACAAATCCTTGATCGGTGTGTGTTGTACCTGATTCAACAAACACAAACATACCAGATGTAACCTCACTGTCTTCATCCGCGTCGCTTGAACGAGACCATGTTGTGGGATCGGTTGCTGTTGTTGCAACATAGATACCGTTCTCTGTTCCATCTGTTTGCTCTTTGAGAAGCAGTCTGTCTCCATCAGAAAGTGTCACACCATCGACTGGATTTGGATCCGAACTTGACGTAAGATCGATGTTAGTCTCTGTACAGACGCGGACAGACTCTTTGATGTCCAAACTTTCGCTGATAGAATCTGCATATGCTTTTGTTGCAGCATCGGAAGACTGTGTCGGTGATGCTAGATTCGTGATAGCGTTTGTGCCCATATCAAGATCACCGGACATCGTGTCTCCGGCAATAGCAACAAAATCAACAGCATCATTTCCATCTAACGTTGCTGCATCGCCGGTGATATTGACATTCAGACTTGTTTCTGCGTTGACTGCAGATACTGCTTCAGAATCAGTATATTTCGTGTGGTGGTCTGACGCACCAATATTTGACAAATCTGCGTGATCGACTGCGGTACTGGATCCAAGAGAAACCGTATTCCCGGCAACAGTGATAGAACTGTTTGCAAGTGTGTTATTGTCAATGGTTCCAAGAGCGCTGTCTGGTATCTCTTCAGTTGTCCCGTCCCAGATTATGTCTGACCCATCAACGATATTGAATCCATTAATGTTGATGTTGCTGTTTGCTGGACCCAGATGATTTGTATTGATGTCGCTCTGTTGCAATGCAAGATCAGACCAGTCGATGTTTGCTAGCTGCACCCCATCAAGTGTATCTGCGTCGAGTCCAGATGCTGCTCCTTGTTCAATATCGACTGTGACCGTATCATCGCCGTCGTCAGTGACATTGATATTCGCACCGAAATTTGTATCGGTTGCAGACGAAACAACAACTGACCCATCATCAGATACTGATGGGCCGAGTTCTGATGCATCTTTCCCATCTACCGTGTCTGCATCTAGCGTGGATCCTGGGCCCTGCTCGATAGACGCGGCATTGATCTGATCGAATTGCCGCTGATCGGTTACGTTAGTCACACCAGATGCATCCGTATCAAACTCCCAAAGCGGGATCTTTTGATCGGCGTCTCCGCTGGCAAGACTGAACGCAGCTTCCAATCCGACAATAACGTCATCGGTCCCGTTCTTATTCCAACCAACGTACACAACTTGGTTTGTGGTGCTCGACGCAAGCGACACGGTTGTTGCTGTGTCCTTTGCGACCCACGATCCAAATACGAACGCTTCTCCAGCATCGATTGTAACATCAAACGAGCTGCCGCTTGATGTTTCTTCAAATGCATTGAGCGATGTGTCACTGATAGAAGAGTCTTGTACCGACATCTGTGTCGGTGAAGAGCCAGACACGACATACCCTGATCTACCGCCCCCATATGCGATAGCACCAGCTGTCTCAAATGCTGTCGCGGGGCGGTTGATTGATGGGTTTGCTTTCTCTGTCATGTGTTACTACACGTCGCTAAACGTTAATGTTACATCAAATGTAACGGTCTTCGACCCGTCTTTTGTCACCTGTGAAAATGCGCTGTGATTCAACATGAATACATCTGCGTTTGCGAGATTCGCCGGATCGCCGGTGAATAATCCAATCTCATCGATGTTGAACCCATTTGCTTCATTTGAATCAACGAATGTTGACGCAAGCAGTGAACTTCCATTATCAGCGTGGTCTGTCACTTGCTCTGCGTATACTCTATTGTTGAGATCTGTATTTGTAACTGCGGTACCAGACGTTCCGTCATCTCCGAGTGCCATCCACGCAGCTGTGACATTTGCTTCAGCAGACGTATTATCTGGATCAAGGTTATCAACAATGTATCGATGAAGTCCTTGTGTTGTGACATTATATGATCTATCGCTGTACACGGGTGCAACCGTGCGCGATGCAATTAGCTTCTCTTCTTTTGTGTATTCATCCCACAGTGGGAACTGTTCGCGGAGACTATCCGCATCGTGCATGCGTGTATCGATCACTCCCTCGATACCGATTGCATTTGCCGTGTGTGTATTGTTCATGATATTCGCTTGATAAAGATGTTGATATTTTGTATTTTATACTATTTAAGTCTTTCGGTAATTACGATTCTACCCATTCGAAGAAACTCCAGTCAATCCCAGATTCGCCCCAATTTGCTGTATTGATCGCTCTATCAGTTACTGTGATATTCACAGACGCGTCAACTACATCAGATAGTGATGTTGTGTTAGAATTGATTGAAATTATGTCGGCGTTATCAACCGTATCTTCTGTTATTATGGCCTCACCAACGCCGATTGTTTCTTGTATTCCTACCTCATCTTCAGGCGTTTTGTATGACACCTTCCGTAAACGAGACATCGACGCATCAGACAACTGTGCGAGATCTTCAACCGTCTGTTGTTGATGAGGTATCCAATCGTAGATATTTATTGTGTACTCAAGATATTGTTCGGGGTTCGGGGGGTCGTCATTAAAGTGCTCATACACTTCTATATCCTCCTCTGAAACACCAGTTTCAGGATCTGCTGCTCCGACAACAGTTGACACAGCGGCTATCACCCCCGGAACAGTTCCTCTGAATTGGAATACATTGACCAATGATTGCAGATACTGTCGATATGCCCGATCAGTTCGATTGAGTCGGCGTCCAATGTCGCCAAACATCTTACCGATCTCATCGAGGTCTGTGATTGCACCATTTCTTGTGGCAACGGGATTCGTCACATTCTGTACACCGGGTATCGGGTCTAACAGCGTTGTGATGTCATCCGCTGGGACATTGTATGCAGTACCAGTTTCTTCTGCAATAATATCTGCTGTAACAGTTATGAGTGTAGATTGAGTTTCTGCTGCCCACTCCATCTCACCCCAGTCGTTCTGCCAAAACTCTCCAGCAATCGGGTCAACAGAAACGTCCTCTGTCGTCAAGAATGTAAATCCATCGCTGGATTGCAGTCGTGTTCCTTTAGGGATTGTTGCTGTTGCGTCCTGTGGTATCGAAAATTCAACCTGTCCAACAGATCTGGTGCCGGTTTTTGCAGTATCTATGTAATGGCTTTCTTTTATATCTTGCAGATTTTCTGCATATGTTTCTTGTTCATCTTGAAACGCGCTGACAAATCTGAATATAACGCTCGATGGTTCTCTTGGTGTTATCGCAGGAAATCGTTCGATAATATCTGTTAGTGAAAACATTAGACAATGCTTGCTGTCACAGTGTTAAGTTGAGCAACCTCATCTGGTTGTATGTCAATGTCTTCTTCAACGTAATACGTAACACTGAATGTTGTTCCAACATCTGGTATATTTCCACCGATACCCCAATTCACGGAATCTTGAGGAACTGTTGTATCTTCAGATGCACTATTATATTCTTGGAAATCAGTGTCTTCCACAAACGTGTGCCCAGTTGATCCGAGCAGTGTTCCTGTAAGAGACACGACGCCAGTATCGGCTGGACTGTCAACCGGTTCAAGCTCCTTGTCTAACTGATACACCGTGTCATACAGCTGTATTGTGTCTATGTATGCGTTTACACTTGATCCAGATGCAGTTGTATCTACACTTAGCTGAAATGTGTCAATCCCTGAAACATCGTTTTCCAGGTTTACCTCAGTAGACGATCCATCAAAAAAGATCGTCGCAGTGTTAGGTGATACGTCATAATCGATTACAAGTGAAATCGAATAATCTGTATCCGGTTGCCACGTTCCCAGTGAGACATCAGATCCATCGAACCAGAATGCATCACCGTCCCCGTCAAATACAATATATCCAAGACGGGTAGATCCATCGAACAATAGCACCCGAGTGAAATCATTCGTATTCGCAGTTTGATCGTCTATGTGTATTCCAAACGATAGACCATCTGATGCGTTTTCTGATGATCGTGTTGCTGCAATAGACACTGCTTCGTTTGACGATGAAAGCTGCCCTGAATAATTTTGGTCTATGACGACACCGTTTTGTGCAGAAAAGTTCGAGGTATCCCCGCTCCACCCGGTCCAATCTGAATCATTGACGGTTATATCTTGATCTTCGAAATCATCAATAAGTTCTCCCGTGAACTCATGTTCTTCATTTAATATCTCAATGATAACTCTATCGAGATTATCGATGTCTGGATCTGCATTCAATGCGACCTGTATGATCTTATCTCGGTATACTTCTTGACCCAGATCAAGTTCATCAAGATATTCTTCGATTTCGTTTTCTATGACCGATGTATTTATATTGGTTCCTTCTGCGTCAACCTCAACATTAAATTCTACAATATCAGGCCGGACAAGAATATGCTCAACACCACTAGGATGACTCGTGTCGATAGCATCTTGAATCGCTTGATCGGTATCTCCGTACACGATAACATCAGCGTGTGGATATGAACCGTGTTCAGTATCACCCTGGAAAAATTCTTGAACACTTACAGACGAAGCATCGGTGTTGTTTAATATAAACGTTTCAACACCGTTCGTCGTGCCACCTTGAGAAGAAGAAACCACAGCATTTTTAACTTCATCTCGCAGGCTTGCGGTTGTTTGTTGATCTGCACCACCAGTTGTTGGATTATTGTTTGTGACAGAATCAACACCCGTGGGAGGAGCCGGCAGATACGTAAGTGTTCCGCTACCAACATTACCACTTGATCCCGTGATAGTAGCTTGTATCTGTGCATCCACGGTTCCAGAGGATTCTATACTTACAGCTTCAACGGTTTCATACTCGATAAAATCTCCATCAGAATCCGGTTGAGTACCAACAGACGTTCCTTGTGGGATTGTGATACCGGTGTTCGTTGTGAATGTGACCGTTCCTGTAGACGCAACAGCACTGTCACGGGCCACGCCGAACACCTTAGCAAATTCGTCAAGATCTGTCTCATCGATAAACGCATTCAATTCATCGGCCGTTGCTCCATCGATACCGAGGTCATCGACATCGTCAGGAGTGATAGTCTTACCTACATAATCAACCCAGCCAGAAAGCTGTGCTGCTGTAGCTGCAACTTCCGCCTCGTGTTGTGCTTCTGCATATGCGTTTACAAACACATAATTAAACGATGTTTCAATGAAATTCGTGAGTTTCGGAATCTTATTTTGTAAATTTTCTTTTACCGATTCATAAACTTCATTTACAGAACGTGGGTCTATTGCTGTCATATTTGTATAATTAAAGGTTCATCCAACGTTACATTGATTATATCGAGATCAAGAAGTACATTGAATCCATCGCCGCTCGGAGTATCTTGCGATTCTTCGATAATGATGTTAAGTATCTTTTCTATTCTCGGGTCTCGGGACACAATATCTGTTACTTGTGTTCGAACTAACGCTTGTTGCGTTGGGGTGATCGGTGAACCGACCTCATCTTCAAGACCTGACGCAATTGCATACGACAAGTCTTTCTCTAGTTCATCTATCTCCGATCCTGTTTGATTCGTGCATTGTATATCCCCGGTTTCATCTAAAATGAAATCAAAGTCTTGATCCAACACGGGGCTTGATCCATAGTCTACCATACTATATCTACAAAATTCCCCCGATAACCCCTACGCCCCTTTCGAGCCTTACTTGTTGATAGAACCCTGTACATATAAATCTTTCGGTCATCATGAGGATTGTACATCTGAACTTCCTCCTGTGATTGAACCGCTTCCAGATAGCGGGTTTACTTGCACAGAATCTCCTTTTCTAGCAACATCTTGAAAGCTGCCATTTGGATCTCCTAGCTTTATACTCCCGCTATCGCTTGCGACGTTTATATCACCGCCGGATGTCGTGATATTGATAACAGGATCGCTGCCTGTATCGTCTATCTCTATGCGCGCGTCGGCAGAGCCGCCAACCGCATCGTCGGCATTCTTATATGCCATGCGTATCCAATCACCATCAGGGTGCACTTCGTAGTACAGGTTCCCTTTCTTTTGACGAATGATACCTTCTTCTCCTAGTGGGGCACGTGTTTCTGCTGTATGCAATACATGTGTTATCACAGCGCGCTCCCCCCGACCAGCAATAGTTTGTACAAGGACGGTGTCTCCCACACGCGGTACGTATACGGTCTCAGCAGCAGGTGTCGCTAAAAGAACACCGCGGCGTTGCTGGGTCTTCCCTCTCACAAGTACATCGCATTCAAAGTTATTAAAATCTGTTGGCGATGCGTGTTCACGAACCTTAACCACTTGTCCTATTTGTGGTTTAAGCTCTGCTTCAACAAACTTTTCTTCTATATACGATGATTCTGTTTTGTCAAATATTCCCATATGTATTTACCTATCTGGCCGCAGTGGTGTGTCTGCTTGTGGCGGTAATCCATCATTAGGAAGTGTTTCGTCCCGTGTGGCTTCGTCACCTTCATTTACCAACTCGATTTGTGTTTCGCCGCCTTCTTCTGTTGGTGCAGTGATCTCAAATTGTGGACCACTGTATCTACCAACAATACCTGCACACTCTATCTCAGTAACATATCCATCCGATGGGCTAAATCTGTGTGTGACTCCTGATACAGCGTATTGTGCAGGAGCCACCGTTTCAAATTTTGCATTACCGAACGAATCTGGCATTTCTATCACATCGAATTTTTTGACAAGTGGATACCCTACAACAGTGACTGATCCTTCGGCCTGTTGTGTTTGAAGTTCATCAAGTATTTGTTTCGCTGTATTATCTGCTTGTTGCTGTGTTTTGATGCTATCGTCCCGATACACAAATGTTGCAATACTCTCCGGTGTTCCTATTGTATCGAGCGTTTCCTCTGATACCGCGAATTCTTCAGAGATCATATTTCTACTGTCCCACCCCTGGCGCGATGCAATATTGTCTCCTATGACTTTCACAGCGTTATATGGAGGTGTAGACTTACCGGCCGTCGTGTCGGTTACAAATGTTAATTTATGATTCGTTGTTTTCGTGTTCCCAAACTGAAATACATTACGCGAATCAAACCACCATGTCGCATTTGTTTTACGACCGATAAACTCAAGCAATTTTGCAGCGCTTGTTGGTTTATATTCATCTGCAGTTAACGTATCATTTATCTCATCCGCCACTGGATGAGAACGGAGCAATGACATTCCATATTTTGTTCCATATGATTCAATATCAACATTGAACTCAATATCTGTGTCTATCTCAGCATTCACAGATTTAATAATAAGCTCAACAAGCTTTGTTAGTTTCGTCGGTAATTCAGACGCTAGGGGAACCTTTGTTGCAATAAGATCAACTTCGCTAGTAAACGCTTTAATGTCAAACGATTGATCTCCCATATCTATTGCAGTAGCAACTTTACCGGTGAATATACGCACGGATTCATTTCCAGGATTCACCATGTTTCTATTGCCATCATCGAGTCCTTGAACCGATGAAGAAAATATATCAACTGCAATATCATTACCCGGGAAAATCAGTGCGTTTGGATTATCTTCTTTATCGCGCACAACTTTCATCTTCAGCGCATCTGATTGTTTATAGTTACTGGTATTCACTTCACCTTCAACGACATACCACTGATTTCCTGCTATTGTAACAATAACAGTAACATCATCTGAGTAAATACTAGTGGTTCCACCAGGACGCTTTAACAGATTATCTGTTGTGTAATCAACTGGTTGTCGTGCACTCATTTTATTCTATCTCAACAAGCGTGATTCCAAAGTTGTGCGTAAAGTTTCCATCCAAATCAATTGCTCCACCCGCTGCAAACGGATTCGTATTCAAGCTTGCAACTTGGCACCGTCCGTTGTAGCGTGCACTTGATATATCAACATTGGATTCAAACCGCAAATTGTCGATTATCGCGGCTTCTGCGGTTGTACAGACTCCATCTACATCCACTTCAACAATACCCTCACCGACTTTCTGTCGAACAACCGGACCGCCTATCGTTTGATGCTCGACGAATCTACCAGATGTTGAAACCGATACATCCGGCTGATTGTATTTCAGTTCTACAGCAACACGAGCAGACGACGTTCGGTCTCTGGATATATTGACACCACTGTCTCGTAGCACGCTCACTGATGTCGGTAAATTGTCTCGTTCAATTCCAGATATAGTTACCGGCTGACGATCATCTAACAACGCGTTTCCTTCTCCAAGCGCCATATTTATCCACCTCTAGCGTCGCGCTGCCGTCGATATGTATTCGCATCTTTCATTGCAGTTTCAACTAATCCTTTTATACGCTGCTTATCTTCCGGCATCGCATCAACTGTTGTGTTGTTCTCAATATATTCGTTGAAATTGAACTCCGGCGAAACAGTTGATGTTTGCGCCTCTTCTGATGGTTCGTCTCTATCCCGAGCAAGGTTCCTTCTTACGCTTGCTGATGTTACTCGCGCTCCTTGGAGACGTGTGCTCACGCCACCGGCGCTGCCGACTTGACCGATGTTCACACCTGGGACACGGTTAGCTATGCGTATGAGATCATTGATCTTCTCGATCACTGTATCAAATGTGTCTTCTGCGAACTGCTTGAGTTTTTCAAATGTTGATGCAAGCACACTCACTGTTTTTGTGACAACATCAAGTCCCATAAAGCGCTTGATAAATCCTCTGACAAGATCTGCACCAATCCGGATAACTGACGCAATGACCTTGAACGGAGCGATGATAGCAAAGTAAATGATGTCCGCAAAGACATCAAGAATGTCTCCTACAATACCAAGAACACTACCAAACAGCTTAACACCAGACATCACAAGATCAAATGCGCTGAATGCATCTTCTGCTGCATCCCCGCTTCCTCCAAACGCGCTTGTGATAAGTTTTATTCCATCTATCACAGCAAACACCGGTGATAATATCAGCTCGATTGCGTCAATCAACAGATTCCAAATAGGAACAAAGAACTCAATGAGAATCTTGCCAACTGCAATAATCGTGTTCTTCAATCCACTGAATGCGCTTTTTCCACCAGAAACAACTTCTGGCAATTGACCGATAAGACCAACGGCAAGTACTCCTGCTGAAACAATTGCTGCAAGCGCAAGTGTTAGTCCACCGCTCGCAACGTGCAGAGCAATGAAGCTTGCTGCAGCCGCAATATTTGCTGCAATCAACGCACCCATTGAAAGAACGGCCTTTAATGCGCTCACAGCAGTGGCGCGTAATGCCACAGCTAATCCACGTTCAGCTGCAATGGTAGTGAATGTGGTGATTGTGTTGACGACTTTGCTCGCAGCGTTTTTCAACAACGCAGCGCCAGACTGAACGAGAGACTTAACCTGTGCAAGTTGCGCCTTTATAAATCCGTATGTTGCCCGTGTTGCATTTGTTGTCGCATTTTTCACACGGGTCAACGATCCCGTAATCCGATCAGAAGCGTCTCCCACAGATAAGGCTGCATCGTCTATTCTTCCCATCGCGTTTGCGATGATTGTCGTCTCTCCTCGGACGATTTCGGTCATCTTTCTGAATGGCCTATCCACCATCTCAGGAAGATCATCAAAGAACCGTCGGTTCATTACTTCGAACGGGGCAAATACAATATCTGCAATAGACATGCCGCGTGTCCGCGCTAAGCGAGATCTCATATCACTGATAGAACCAGATATGTTCACACGTATATCATTGATGGAGCTTTTGATCCTACGAATAATAGACCGCTGTCCCGTTTCAACATCACCAAAGATAGACGGGAGTAGTGCTTCTCGTCCCCGTCGGGGTCGAACGATATTAAGCGGATCTCTTCCGCTGAATTGCGCATATTCTTCTTGGATTTCATCACCAATGCGTTCCAATGTTGGCATATCATCAAGCGCTTTTAACGATGCCTTTCGTTGCTCTGTTATAGCATCAATAAGACCTCTCACACCAGACCTGCGTGCATGACGACGAGCAAGATCTTTATCTATATCTGGAGCAATATCGCCAGCAATATCACCCTCATCTGAAAGTAGCGGGAAACCCGTAGGACCTATTCGGACTGGTCCCACAAAAGTACCCCCCTCACGGGCCAAACCTGGAGATGTACGGGCAAATCTAGTTGCTGCCAGAACATCCGGATCCGTTATGTCGTCAAAATCCCCGCCTATAATATTTGCCATGCGCGCATCAAACGCGTCGTCATACGCGGTTCGGAACTTCTTCAATATTGGGATATTTTTACTGAATCCCTGGAAAAATGTTTCTAACGCAGGGAAGTGTTTATCTAAGAACCCGAAGAATGTCCCTCCAAGACGCGAAAATGCCATACGTAGATCGTCTGCAGATTTGACATTTGTAATAAGGAATGATTCTAGGATACCCATCTTTAGCGCCAAGCCATCGATGAATTTTGTGAGAGTATACACAACACCTACCATAGCAACAAACTCTACAACAACACTATTGATAAGCGGTCCTAGTGCTGTAAAGAGGGAAACAAGTGTATTAAATAGATCGATAAGAGATTCAAGTGCACCAAGCACTTCATCTCCAACTTGTCGTGCAAGATATACCAGAGATTTCGCAAGATCCATTATCGCAAATAAAACATCACGGACTGGTATACCAAGTTCCCGAATGGTAGCATTAAAGAAGTTGATGGCGCGAGGCAGCGAATCAAGGAAATAATTCAACAAGCGTTGAAGTGCGTCACCGGCCGTTTCAAATGCCTCTGTACTTGGGTCGAACAGAAACATGTTGTTCATTGCCGTTGCAAGCTCGTCGAAATCAACATTAATGTCTCGCCAGAATGCAACGAATTCATCACGGAACTGTGCAATTGCTTGTGCTGTTCTATTGATGAAGTTCGCTAGAGACTCAAGTGTGTTAATGAACAGTTGAACATTGTCAGATGTGATAAGTGGATCAAACGCATCGATGAACATGTCGCGCAGCGGTGTAATAACCTTTTGCATCGCTTCACCCATGTTTGTAACATCTGCAAATTCTTCTTGTATCTGTTGTAAGAATCCAATGCCACCGGCTGTTATGAGAGCGGTAAATGCAGATGTCGCTGTAACAAGAGCCGCGGTCAAACCACCGATGATGCTGATCAATGAACCAATCGATGTCAGAAGAAGTGGAACCTGTAATGTTAAATTGCGTAGTGAAATAGTAAACGCACCGACATTAACAGATAGCCCACCAAGTTCAGCATTTGTAGCCTTTGCCATTGCTTCAAACAATCCAAGCTTTGCAGTTGCTTGTAGTGCCTGATCACCGACATTATCAATACTCTTACCAAGTCCGCGAGCAACAGCGGTCGCAACGAGATTTGCTCGTGTGTTATCTCGTATTTGACGTTCAAATTGTTTTGCAACAATAGTAGATTGCGCTAGCTCATGCTGTCCGCGATTAACTGCTTTATTAAGCGTTGAAAATGCACCAGCAGTTTTAGCAACAAACTTATCTAAGTTGCCTTTACCGCTGAGTGTTACAATAACGTTTGCTATAGACATTATATATTGTTAACTGATGACATTCCGCTACCTTCTTGCCGCATTTTCTTCCGTTGTTCTTTCGCATGGAACAGAAACGCAAGCTGCACTTCAGTCAGTTCATCTGCAAATGCAGTGCGTCGTTTTGTGTATTGCTGTCCACGGTCATCAAACAACTGTTCTTTTATACTAAATGGGTGGCCGTGTTCAATGGCATAGAACAGTTCTTGCCCTAACCGAGTCCGTGAAAATCCTTGACTGCACCATCTTCTTCGATAGACATATCCATAATCTCGCTACCAAGAGCGAATAGTACTTCAAAATTCAGCGAATCAATAATATCGTTCATTTGTGGTGGTGCAAGTTCTGGATGAGACAACGAATCCTTGCAAAGATCTTCAAATGCCGAAATGGTCTCTTCGTTGATCGATCCCATTGTAAGATCGGCATCAGCAAGGTCTTCTTCTGGGTTATCTCCATCATACTCTGCTGCCACTTCAAACATCTCGTTTGGAAGACGTTCGATAACAGATGCCAGACGCCGCTTATTGACAGGCGACATCTGGACACCATCAAGTGTAGCGCCACTGGAGTGCTCCAGTGAAATTGTCTTTGTTTGCGATACTCCCTGCGTTACTCGCTCGTAAAAGTCGATTGCTGTTTCTTCGTTCATGATAATAAGTATTACTCTCAATAATGTAGCAAGAGTAGTACAGTCATTGATTCACCGATACTGTATGGTTACTTCACAGAGATGAAGTAAAAGAGAACTGGACGAACCAATATTCTCGGTGTTGAACGAGTAGATGACTAGCTACCCGTATAAATATTTACGTAACGACTAGCTCTTCTGCTGTAAAGTCGTACGTGACCGACGTTCGGTCATCTGCTGGGAAGTCCTTTGATCGCGAACCGATAATAACACCCTTGAAGGTGTATGTCGATTCAGAGTCTCGGAACACCAGCTGGTCGAGACGGCGAACAACACTAGAACGGGGCTCGGCCTGTTCAGTGAATATCGCGTCACGAAGCTCTTGATTTGAACCGCTGTGTTCGAATGAGCCAGAGTACTCGATGCCAGTCTGCACGATCTTCATCGTCAAAGATGTGTTAAACTGCACATTCGATGTCTGTGGCTCCTCGGAGTATGACCCACTCGTGATCGGGAACGGAGTAGGGTTACCACCGACAAACAATTCCACATCATTACCGATTTCTTGTTGATTTACCATATTATATCACCTATGTGTTGATTGTAAGCGAAACGTCAACACGCTTGACAATTCCGTATGGAGTAATACCAAGGTCGATGTTGACCTCATCAGTATTTGTGGAATCTTCGTACACATCGACGAAGAAGTTCTGTCCTCCGCCCTCGTTTCCTCGAATGAGTCGATCATTCGCAAGAGACTGCAGTTCGACCTCGATGGTCCGCTGCGCGGAATCCCGTGTCTGTTCATCATTAATCCGACCGATGGTTTCGTCACCGACTGCCTTAGCGATAAGGATAGTGCGGTCAACGATACGCCGTCGCCAGAAATCACGCTGCCAATCTGTCTCGCTCGAAGACGAAAGATTGCCCTTGACGCGGATAGAACCAGCCTGCCGAAGCGGGATGGTTTGTTCAGCTCGCATAGCGTTTGCTTCTGTTCGCGTCAACTTCTGCACCAGGTTCGCCGTCCCTGCATCCACAATATCGTTGTAGATAGGCTCAGAGATTGCCGAACCACCGAACAGTCCAGCAAGTGCGCCAAGGATGTAGGTACCATCATCAAGGCGTGCTGGAGCCGCGAGAAAGATTGAATCGTTATCCACACCGTCAGTGTATGACGCCGCATTGAACTCTGCATATGTTGTACCGGTGCTGTTAGGTTGCGCACCTGCCAGACCGAGAACAAGCTGATACTCATCTCGAAGAGAATCAATCTTTGTAGCAAGAGTTGAAACAACGCTCTCTGCATCCGTCAACGGGACGTAAAGCGCAGTCTCGCCTTCTTGAACAACTTCATCGGCGGCATCAAATGCCGACGACCAGTCAAGATAGTTGTAAAAGAAGTCATAATCCGACGCACTATCTGCGGTCCACTTTCCGTTCAGCGGATTGATAGCAATCGTATCTGCCGTTGCTGGAGCTGTGGGTGTTTCTTCATACACAAACTCCACGTCCATGACTGTGGAGTCAGTTGCATCATACACCGCATAGAAATCCGATTCCTCAACAATCGGATAATCGTTCAGTGTGCCAGTTGAAGACGATGAAACCGTCTCGGTTGGCGTGTCGCTCTCTGGATCAATGTTTCCGCCAGCACCACTTTCTGTCGCTGCAACTCCATACAGGAAGTTAATGTTAGCGCCATTTGTAAGTGCACTCCGCATCGCAAGTGCAAGATCCGATCCA